GGCCCAGGCCGACAAAGCCGTCAACGACCGGATTATCGCCAACAAGACCCCCGCAGCCCAACCAGCAGCCCAACCAGCAGCCCAACCAGGAGGAGCAGGACCATGAACGATGCGCCGCTGAAAATGAGCAAAACCGCGCCCAAACCAGCCAAGCCGATGCCGGGCCCGCGCCCACCCGGCCGCAAGTGCTAAAAAACCACACCCCCTTTAAACTACTAGGAGAACCGACATGACCACCCGCGTAATCATCCTGTGCCCTGAAAACAACCACCTCGACGTCGAAATCAAGGTGCTCAACACCGTCGGCGTCGGCGCCAGCTACCACCTGACCCACGGCCAGTCGAAAGAACTGTGCGTGTACGACTGCCAGCGCCTGGAAGTGACCGAAGTTCCCCGCAAGGTGGCGCAATGAGTGCCGAGGACGTTGTTGAGGACCGCGGCGACACCCTGGACGCCGGCGCGCCGGCGCTGGAAGTGGCCGACGACCTCGTCGACCCGCTGAAAGACGAAAAAGAGGCCGAAACGAGCGAAAAAGAGGCCGAAACGGGCGAAAAAGAGGCCGAAACGGCTGAAACGGCCGAAACGGGAAAAAAGAAGGACACCCGGATTCCGCTGGCGCGCCACAAGGAAATGCTCGACAAGGCGCGTGCCGAGCGCGAAGCATTGGCCGCTGAAAACGCGCGCCTGAAGGCGGAAAAGAACGGCGCTGTCGTCGCCGCCGACCTCGACAAGGTTGAAGCGCGCCTGATCACGATGGAAACGGAGTACTCGAAGCTGCTCGCTGACGGCGAAATCGACAAGGCCACGGCCAAGATGACCGAGATCCGCCGCCTGGAGCGCACGATCGGCGAACAGAAGGCCGACATGCGCGCCCAGGAAGCCGAAGCGCGCGCCGTCGAGCGGGTGCGCTACGACACCGTGGTCGAGCGCATCGAGGCCGCCTACCCGGCGATGAACCCGGACCACGAAGACTTCGACACCACTGCGGTGGCCGAAGTACTCGACGTCAAGAGCGCGTTCGAGGCAAAGGGCGCCACGCCGTCGGCGGCGCTGCAGCGCGCAGTCAAATACGTGCTGGGGGCCGAGACGGGCCGCGAAAAGACCGCCACCGAGGTCACGCCACGAGTTGACAAGGACGCTGCGGTGGCGACGGCGGCAGAGCAGCGCAAAGCCGAGGCCTTGAAGCGCAACATCGCCGCCGCCAAGGCCACCCCGGCCGCCACCACCAAGGTCGGCGTCAATTCGGACGAGAAAGGTGGCAGCCTGACCGGCGAAACCGCGATGAAAATGAGCCAGGACGAATTCGCCAAGCTCGACGAGAAGGCGTTGGCCAAGCTGCGCGGGGACGAGCTGTAATGTACGGCGACGACGCCTGGCGCTTCGGCGCGATAGTTGGGCTGGTCCTGGTGCTGCTGGCGTCGCGCTGTGCCTTGCGGCCGGCTACCTAATCGGGCGGCTGGCCTGACCGCGTACGCCGATACATACCTAAGTACCGCACTCTAAAATAGATCGCTTGCGCGGTCTATTTTTTTGCCATAGAATTGCCCCACGACTGGCGGCACGACACGCCCCACACCTTCGTACGATCGAACGACATCGATAGAGCAAGAGTTGTTTTCTCTCAACGCTGTCTACGTGCGAAGGACGCCATCATGGCACTTACCAACTTTGGTCTATTGACCAACGAGCAAAAAACTATCTGGTCGCGCGAGCTGTGGAAAAACGCCCGCAACCAGTCGTTCATCGGCAAATTCCTGGGCAACGGTCCCGGCGCGATGATCCAGCACATCACCGAACTGAAACAGTCCGAAAAGGGCGCCCGCGCGGTCATCACCTTGCTGGCCGACCTGACCGGCGACGGTATCGCGGGAGACCGCACGCTGGAAGGCAACGAAGAGCAAATGCAGACCTTCGACCAGGTGATCCGCATCGATCAGCTGCGTCACGCCAACCGCCACGAAGGCAAGATGGCCGACCAGAAGTCGATCGTCGAGTTCCGCGGCAACAGCCGCAACGTGCTGTCCTACTGGCTGGCCGACCGCATTGACCAGATGGCCTTCCTGACCCTGGCCGGCATCGCGTACTCCAAGAAACCGGATGGCGCAACCCGCGTCGGCTCCGACCTGCCGTACCTGGAGTTCGCCGCCGACGTCTCGGCCCCGTCGACCAAGCGCCTGTTCCGCTGGAACAACACCAGCAAGGCGCTGGTCGCCAACGGCGCGTCGTCCGCTGTCACCGCCACCGACACCGTCGCCTGGGAGATGTTCGTGGCCCTCAAAGCGGCGGCCAAGAACCGCTACATGCGCGGCGTCATGGAAGGCTCGGAAGAGACCTACCACGCGTTCCTGACCCCGACCGCGATGGCCAACCTGAAGCTCGATTCGACCTACCTGCTGAACCTGCGCCACTCGCAGAACGCCGACAAGAATGGCACCCTGTTCACGGGCAGCTCGGTGAAAGTTGACGGCATCTACCTGCACGAGTTCCGCCACGTGCCCAACACCGCCGGCGCGGCGTCGGGCAGCAAGTACGGCGCCGCCGGCACCGTCGATGGCTGCCAGGTGCTGTTTTGCGGCGCCCAGGCGCTCGGCATGGCCGACATCGGCGCGCCGAACTGGGAAGAAAAGGGCTTCGACTACGAAAACTCGCAGGGCATCAGCGTCGGCAAGATCCTCGGCTTCTTGAAGCCGAAGTTCGGTTCGATCTACGAGTCGAACACGGTCGAAGATTTCGGCGTGATGAGCTGCTACGTCGCTACCGTTTAAAGGGAACACGCCATGAAACTGCTCGCCTCGCGCACTGCGCAATACCCGATGTTCGCATCGTTCGTATTCAACTACAACAACTGGGTCATCGACTCGGCCGACTCGACGTCCAAGACGCTCGGTTCGACCGTTGCACTGTCGACCGACCCGTCCGCAACCGGGCTGACCGGCCCGGTGGCCAACACGATCGTTTTCGACTGCATCCCGCTGCCGGTCGGCGCCGTAATCGTCGGTGGCGCCGTGATTGTCGAAACCGCGTACGCGGGCTGCACCGCCGCCACGCTCTCGCTCGGCATCGAGGGCACCACCACCGGGCTGGCCTCGGCGGTGTCGATCATGACGGCGGCACGCACCGCGCTGACCCTGACCACGCCGCTGGTGGCCAATTCGGGCCAGAACATCCGCGCCACGATCGCCTACACGGTGGCCAACGCCACCGCCGGCAAGGTACGGGTGAACCTGGAGTACGTGATCGACAACCGCTCGCACGAAGTGCAGATCAGCTGATTGATCAGCACCCCACGAGGGCGGTCCCGCGCTGACGCGGCGCCGCCCTTTTTTCTTTTCAATGATTGGAGCTAAGACATGAAATTCACCCTGAACCGCGACAAGACAATCAGTTCGACGATGGGCTATTCGATCGCCTTCGTGAAAGGCGTGGCGACCCACGTGCCGCCGGCGATGTGGGCCGAAGTGCAGGCCATCGGCGCGGTGCCGGACAACGAGCTGCCCGAGGAAAAGAAAGCCGACACACGCGAGCCACAAGACCCGGTCGCGCGCAAGGCAGCCATCATGGCCGCCTTCGAGCAGATGATCCTGTCCGCCAAGCGCGAGGACTTCACCGGCACCGGCGTGCCGCACGCGAAGGCGCTCGCCGTACTGGTCGGGTTCACGATCGACGGCAAGGAACGCGACGCGCTGTGGCAGGAATACAAGGTCGCCGCCGCCGAAGCAGCCGGAGCCAACTGAGATGGACTCGACCGCCCTGTACGACCAGTTCCGGCTTGACGTCGACGACACGGTCGCGCCGTACCTGTGGGCGGACACCGAGGTGTATGGCTACATCGACGACGCCCAGAAGATGTTCTGCCGCCTCACCGGCGGCCTGGGCGACGCTTCTTCATCCCTGACCCTGCTTTCCTACACGGCCGGCGACAACGCGGTCGCCTTGTCGCCCCTGATCCTCAAAATCCGCGCCGCCTACGACAGCACCACCGGGGTTCCTGTTGAGCTCATCAACGTAGAGGATATGGCCAGCCGCGCACTGCGCTTCGACGGTGGCACCGGGCTCGTGCGATACCTGGTGACCGGCATGGAGGAGAACGCCGCGCGCGTGCACCCGGTCCCGGATGCTGCCGGCGCCGTGCAGCTGGTGGTCGAGCGCCTGCCGCTGCTGGAGGTTGACGACACCGACCAGGATCTCGAAGTGGCCGACCAGCACAAGCACGGCCTGTCGCTGTGGGTGCGTGCGTGCGCCTACGGCAAGCAGGACGCCGACACGTTCGACGCCAAGCGCGCCGACAATTTCGCCGCCCAGTTCCGCGCCTACTGCGAGGATGCCCGGCGCGAGAAGGAACGCACCCGCCACAAGACGCGCGTCGTCGCCTACGGTGGCGTCTAAGGAGAGCTCCATGCCAGCGGCGACCATGAACATCACCATCGAGCAGGGTGCGACTTACCGCAAGGTCCTGATCTGGAAAACCGGCACGCCAGAAACGCCGGTCGACCTGACCGATGTCACCGCGCGCGCGCAGATCCGCGCCGAGATCGACGCGGACGCCGTACTGCTGTCGATGACGACCGAGAACGGCGGCATCACCATCACGCCGCTGGCCGGCCAGATCGAGCTGTACATCAGCGCCGACGACACCGCCGAGATCAGCTGGGCGAGCGGCGTGTGGGACCTCGAACTGGTGCTCGCCGACGGCGATGTCGTGCGGCTCGTGAAAGGGCGCGTGCGGGTCTCGCGCGAGGTGACGCGATGAGCACCACGGCGAACGATCCGACCATCATCGTGCGGATCGACGAGGTATTCGAGGTCATCACCGTAGCGGGGGCAGTCGGCCCGGCCGGTGCCACAGGGGCCACCGGCGCCACCGGCGCCACGGGGGCGACCGGTCCTGCCGGACCTGCCGGACCTGCCGGCGCCGCCGGCGCGAATGGTACGAATGGTACGAATGGCACCAACGGCACCAACGGCGCCGACGGAGCGACCGGCGCCACCGGGGCGACGGGCCCGGCCGGTCCGATCGGATTGAGCTGCCTGTCCAATAACGCCGCGCTGGCGGTTTTCTTCTAAAGGAACTGCCATGGCCGATACCACCCTCAACACCAAGCCGATCTTCTCCAGCGTACCGGTGGTCGGCTTTTCGGGCCTGCTCAAGACGGCCAACACCAACATGGACGGCACCGGCACGGTACTGACCGCGTTCACCGCCGACGCCGCCAACGGTGGGCGCATCGAGAAGCTGAAGGTGCGCGCGCTCGGCACCAACATCGCCAC